GTGTTTTTAAACTGGACGGCCAGCGCTGCGGCCTCCTGTTTCGCTTTGTTAAGCGACTGACCGGTCACGGCAAGCTGTGCGCTCGCTTTCCTGAATCCGTCAATTCGGGACGCCTGCGCGTTAAGGTCGCGCAGGGTCGTCTGTGAGTTGCGGATATCGCCAGCGAGGGATTTGCTGGCGTTCTGGATAGCTTTTAGCGGTCGGCTTGCCCGGTCTACTGCATTAAGCAGCACCTCGATCCTGACGTTATTGCTCATAGTGGTTTCCGCTTCGCTGCAGCGCCTTGTCGCGCCATGTGAGGAGCTCGGTCACGCTCAGGGAATTCAGCTCTGATGGCGGCCAGTGAAAAATCACCGCGATATCCGCCATCAGGTCATCGACCGAAAGGTTATCGGGGAACGTCAGCGAGCCGAAGATGGCGACAAAAAACCAACCACCTTACCGGCGAATAAAATCAGGTCTGATGCTTCCAGACGCGTGACCTCATGCTCGCTGAGTGCCGGGTAAGTCATGCGCGGCAGCACCTTAATCAGCGCATCGACGTCAGAATTTGCCAGCGAGGCAAGACTCACACCGCGCAGGGTTCCCGCGTTGGGTTTTGTGACGGTCACCTGTTCGATTTTCTGCTCACCGCGCATGATGGGGTTATCGAGGATCACAATGTTTGAGTTTTCGGTTTCGTTGATGTTTTCCATGATGTTAGTCTCGTCAAAGTTAAGTGACCGGCCAGCCTGACTGACCGGTTAAGGGGGTTACAGGCCAATGGCCTTGCGATGCTCTGCCAGACGGTCGACGCCGTCGACTTTCATCACCATGTTGATGACGTCAATCTCGATGACCTCTTTCCCGTCAATCGTGAGCTGGTAGTAAGTGCACTCGGTCGAGATTTTGGTTGTGCCGCTTTCGCCCTGTTTGTTTTCGCCGCCGTCATACTCTTTATGACGGCCACGCATGACCACCTCAACGGCAGAAATTGCGCCGGTGTCATCGCGCTGGTATGAGCCGGTAAAACGCAGCGGCACGCTATCCGCGCCCGGTGACGCGTACTGCGCCCACAGCTCGATATCAGGCAGACCGCCGAGCGTCCACTCAAGCGACAGCGCATCGTCATCGAGGCCGAGGTCAATCGATACCGAGCCGGGCATCCCGCCGCCACGATATTTCTCAAGCTTACGGGTCAGCTTTGGCAGGGTGACGGATTCAACGACGCCCATGTAGCTGAGACCGTCGTTAAACATGTTCAGGTATTTCAGTTTGCGTGGTAACGCCATGCTCTGAGCTCCTTAGCTGTTGACCGAGTCTGACAGGTTCGCCAGATAGGTATCGGTGATGCGCTGGCGCAGGGTCAGGTTTTCCAGCGGCGGGACGGGGGTGTAGTCGTAATCGATATACAGTTTCCCCGCCTTGAGCGTTTCCACGCTGTTTGACTCCGGGTCGTACCAGCAGGAGCCGTCAACGATATAACCGTTGTTTTTCAGCTCGCGGAATTTCGCATTCATACCGGCGACGATGTCGCGAATAAGCGTCGCGGTGACGGGTTTATCAATCGCCCACGCATGCGCCTCCGCCATCGTGTCGGCAAGCACCTGCGCCGTGCGGGTGTAGTTTTCAAACAGGAAAAGCGGGTCATCTGAGCAGGTACGGTTGCCCCAGAATTTAAAGCCGTCGTTACGAATAAGCGTGGTGACACCGGCCTGATTAAGCAGGTTTGCGTCGGTGGCTTTCTCCTGCAAATCCCACGAGACCGAGGCGCTGACGCCGGTGACGCCATTCACGCCGACGTTAGACAGCGTTTTGTGCCAGCCGGTCTCCTGGTCGATTTTGGCGCGCAGGCCGAGCGCGCGGGCGGTCGCCCATGCAATATCGGTATCGTTCGCCGTGGTGTCCCATGCCAGAAAATCAGGGTGAATGACCATCAGTTCGCGCTGGCTGAAATTCTCGCGGTAGGCAATGGCTTCAGAAATGGTCTTGCAGCCCCACGCGCTGATATAGCCAAACGCGCGCAGGCTTTGACAGGTCGCCGCGAGCGCGGTCGCCACTTCCTGAGAGTCCAGACCCGGCACGCCGAGAATGCGCGGCTTAACGCCGGTGACGGTTTTTGCAGCCAGCAGCGCCTTAAGCCCGGTGTATTTGCCGTTTTCGTCGGTGGTGCCGATGATGTTGGAAATGGTCTCTTTCTGCGCCGCTTCCGGGTCTTCAGGGTCGTCGGTACCTTCGGCAACGCGCACAACCACAACGACCGGCTTGCACTGGTCGGCAATGGCCTGCAGGGATTTTGATAATGTGCCTTTTGTACCGGCTTTACCGATAGCGTTTTGCACGCTGGTAATCAGCACCGGCTCATTAAGCGGGAATGTTACGTCATCAGCATCGCTGGCCGTGCAGACCATGCCGATGATGGCCGTCGAGACGGTGGAAATGGTGCGCGTGCCATCGTTAATCTCTATGACCTCGACGCCGTGGTGATAGTCGCCCATCTGTTTAACTCCGTGGTTAAGGGGTGCGACTATTTTCGGTTGTGCTGATGGTCTGAGAAACGTAATGCCGTTGGGGGGAATACAGCACAACGGGCAGTCAGCCGTCACGATAACCTGCCAGTGTGATTCAACGTTTTCAGCGATTAATCAGGGAAAGTCTCTTAAAATTAAGCCCGCACAATGCGGGCTTGTTGTTATTCGTTATTCGTCCGACGGGGGATCAGGCCATTCGATTTCAGGTGCCAGAGAAGTATCAATACGACTGAGTTTTACACTGAAAATTTCCCATTCTTTAAGCTGCTCCATTTCTTCCTCTGACGCAATTTCGTACTTTACCGCCCTCTGCAGAGGCAAAATCATTTCTTCCGCTTTGCTACCGAGACGGCTTTTTTCTGCCTCCGCTAACGCAGTGTGGTCAATAACCGGATCCGAAAGTAGCGGGGTGCCATCGCTGCCAGAGGTGATCACTTTGCCCCTGCATTGCCCCTCCAGAAGGGAATTATAAAGTTCTTCACTAATTTCTACGGCATCCTCCGGCCAGCCATCCGGGCTGTTCTCATAAAGTGCTTTCATTGACTCAGGATAAAAGCCGTTTTCTTTTGCACTCCAGAAATATCTTTCTTTCATTTTTTTATCCTATTTACCAAATGCGACCCAGAATGCTGTTTTTTCAGGATTGCCGTTCGCACCATAATTAAAACCAGTTTTACTGTGGCTTAACGATCTGATGTTGCTTGATGAGTCGGAAAGGTTACCTGTGCCTGCATCGCTGAGCGTAAGCAGGACGCCCATGCAGAAATTAGGGAACGCCTTAGGAAAATTGACGGCTGTGTTGTAGCCCGTTCGGGTTACTGTTCCCATCTGTATAATCAGACCGGTCGAATTGTCCTGCTGCCACCCTCCGGTAGCAGAAAGAGAAGCGGTGTTTTTGGCATTGTATCCCGCATCACTTTGCGCTTTGGTGTAGTAACGACCATCGCTTTCAGCTTTGGTATATGCCTGTCCTGCCGGGGTGTAACTGCCTTTAGGCTGGTAGGTGTTTCTCAGATATACATCAAGCCACTGATTGCCCCATTTCTCACCATAGATATTTCCGTCAGCAGCAAGGCGTGCCTTACCTCCTCCCGCCTGTACCTCACCGCTGGAATAAATAATACTTCCATTGATTCGACCATTTACTACTAACTGCACACCATTCGAGGGATGGCGCTCAATGTAGGCCTTCCAGCCAGCATCATCTGCAAATTCTATCCTGTTGCCGCGACTCGCATCACCGCCCCAATAAATTCGGCCGCTTCGGGGGTTGGCACCAGTTTTCTCTGATATGATACCGCTACCGTTTTTAAAGGTAAGAGTGCTGCTCACTGATGCGCCTGCATTCATGTTGAAGAGCATATAACTCGTTATACCACTGTTCAGGAATCGCATTACCTGCTTGCTGTTGGCATAAACATCCAGAACACCATCTCCGTTCTGTTTGAAGCCGGTGTCATTATCCCCCAGGGCAATAGAGTTCTCTCCAAGGCCGCTGACCACGCCCAGCCCAAGACCGCCGTTAATGACTGCTCCGTTACCCAGCGTCACTCTGCCGTTGGTGAGGTCGATATAAAGCGGGCGTAGTCCACTTATACCGCCATTTTCGCCCTGGTCTTTTGCGGTCGGGATAAGGTAAAAATTAGTTTCTGAGCGACGAAAAATCATGCCGTATTCCGCATTGTAGATGCGCAACGCATCGGCAGAACGAATCTTAAGCGGCCCGCTCATTGTATCGCCGCCTTTGTTTACGGCATTAATATCAGCCGGGGAAGGTTTATTAGCTGCATCATACTGCTTCGTCCAGGCTGACCACGTCCCGCTGTAAAGCGTGCGAATGTACGAGCGGGAACTGTTATAAATCCGGTAAATCTGCGTGATACCGGCATGCTTATAGACTTCCAGCGAACCGGCGTTAGCTTCTGGATAGTTCCTGCCGGTTTGAGCCTGCGCGTTTGCTGGCTGGTAATACAGTCCCGCCGTGGTGTAGGCGTTCAGGTCGGCGGCATTGCCAATTGCCGCGGCCTGCCCGTTGAAAATATCCTGCGCGCTGATATTAAAATCATCAGTCAGCGCATGACCATTAATCCTGCGCCCGGATGGTACGCGCCCGTTAGCGTTGTCATTAGCAGCCTTAACCGCTTTCGGCGTTGCGGCCAGAACCTCAGACGTGCTGTCGGTCGCACTGCTGAGCTGGACGATACCCTTTTGCGCCGTGCTGGCGTCCTGAGCCGTGTATTTACCTTTGGCAATGTCATACGCCGCCTTAACCGCTTTCGGCGTCGCGGCGACGTTCTCAGACGCGCTATCGGTCGCGCTGCTGAGCTGGACGATACCCTTTTTCGCCGTGGTCGCGTCCTGAGCCGTATATTTCCCGTCAGCAAGGTCATACGCCGCCTTGACCGCTTTCGGGGTCGCTGCGACGCTCTCAGACGCGCTGTCGGTCGCGCTGCTGAGCTGAGTAAAGCCCTTTGCGGTGAGCGTGGCGTCAGGATGACGGCGGGACTGCTCATGCTCCGCAATCTTGTCGTCGACGTAGTCCTGCGTTGCCATCACCGTTGAGGAGTCAATCGTCAGCTCGACTGACTCGATGTCGCTCACCAAGATAACTATACGCACGGTCTGCGCGCGGCCTGACCCCTCCGCCAGCGCTGGCTTGTAGCTTTCGGCCATATTGCCGACCGCAATCAGCGTGCCGGTGTCATCATAGAGCCCGAGCTCGCGCATCCAGAAACCGCCGGTCTCCGGTGGAATAAGCAGCTCCGCCACGACGTAATTTTTATTCTTTTTGTCCTGGCTGATTTTATTCAGCGCATGACGCCAGACCTCTTTTACGAGTTTTGCCTGGTTCGGGTCAGGCACCGGCAGCGTGCCGCCACCGTCACCCACGGCCATCGCCGTCAGATTCACCTTTTTCCCGTCAGGAAGGGTCGCTGCAGCCAGTTTAATTGCACCGGCTTTGGTGATGACCGTTTTGTATTTCACTGTCATTGTGCTCTCACTTATCCGGGGTAAACCGTGATGATGTCGCCGTCATAGGACAGAGCGCCGGTGTAGAGGTAGCCGGGGATGTCCTGAATAATATTGAGGCCGATTAAATGGCGGCTGGCTGGCTTTGCATCGGCAATAAGCCGCTCCATTTCGTAGTACATTTCCTCGGTGATGCCCGTCTCTAACACGCCGATATCGAGGCGAAACGTGCCGGGCGGGTCGTTTGTCTCCCACCATTCAGACACGTTTATCAGATAGCCGAGCGGCTCCACCACGCGCCGCACTGCGCCAATCGTTCCCTTGTGCGCATGGATAAACCACGCCGCGCGGATCACTTCCCGTTTTGTGGTCTCCGGCCAGCTCTCATCCCATCGGTCAACGGAAAACGCCCACGCCAGCCACGGCAGCAGGCTTGCCGGGCAGTCGTCAGGGCTCCGGAGACGGCGCAGGGGAACGGGGGTGTTTTCGATTTCAGCGCAGGCGCGCGCCGCCGCCACCTCAAGCGGCGAGGAGCCCACCGGCAACAGGCGGGTACTACTCATCGTTACCCCCTATGGTGACGCTGTACTCGGTGCACCATGACGCCTGCGTGTCATCGAGCACGATGTCGGCCACCGGCGCGGCCAGCTCGACGCGCTGCACCCCCTCGACGTGAAGCGCCGCATAGATGGCTGATTTACGGATGTCACGCCCGAGGCGGTGCTGTGCGGTGATATACGCCTGCAGCTTTGCTTTTGCCGCACTGAGCACCGGCTCACTTTCGGGACCGGGGTAAAGGTAAAGCGACGCGGTGATTTTATAGTCGACAATTTTCGCTGACTGCACGGTCACGCGGTCGGCCACCGGCCGGACGTCCTCGTCGTTAAGCGCAGTGCGCACAATGTCGAGAAGCTCGTCAGAGGCGACACCGTTATTTTCGCGGGACAGCACCGAGATCGTCACACACGCTGGCTCAGGACTGATGACGGAAATATCTGCGACACGCCCGTCAGCGCTGCGGCCATGAAACTGATATGCGCCGGTTGAGCCTGCGGTACTCAGCCCCTCAAAAGCCTGTTGAATGCGCAGACGATAATCGGTGTCCGACTCCATAACGGCTGGCGTGGGCGGAAACGTCGTGTCGTCTGCAGGCGCGATGACGAGGCGCTCAACGTTGTAATTTCCGCCTATCTGGTCGAGATCGCTGTCAGCAGCGTAAGCCAGCATGACCGCACGCGCGGCCTCGTTGACGCGCTGTCGCCAGATAACTTCCCGGTAGGCGTTTTCCTCCAGCAGCTTAACAATCGGCTCTGATTCAAGCGTCAGGGTGCGCGCGACGGCCTCCTGCTGTTCCTCAGGATAAAGCGAGACGAGCGTCGCCTTACGCTCTGCGAGGATGCTCTCATAGTCCAGCACTTCCACGACTTCGGGCGCGGCGAGCTGGTTCAGGTCAACAATTGCCATAGCGTTTAACTCAGTGGAATGGTGAGGGAAAAGGGCTGGCCGTTGGCCGCGCGCGTGCCGGTGATGTCGACATACAGGCCGCCGTCATCCTCCGACCGCTCAAAGGTAATGCTCGTCAGGCTGACGCGCGGCTCCCATTTCTGGATCGCGGAATAACACGCGGCCATAATCTGCAGGCGCAGCGCCGGGGTCTGCGGCTGGTCAATCAGCGCTGACAGGAGCGAGCCGTATTCACGGCGCATGACGCGCGAGCCTATCGGCGTGACCAGAATGTCGCGCACGCTTTGCCTGATATGCTCGACCTCAGAGATACTGAGGCCGGTCTGGCTGTTCATTCCCAGATAACGCACCGTCATTGCGTCCCCTTAGTCCAGCTTCCGCCGCTCTGTACGTTGCCGTGCGCATGGTTATCCACCTGCACGCCGTTTGATTTCAGTGTCCCGCCGGTGTGCTCGATGTTCCCGGACATATTCCCGCCGTTCTTCACTTCGAGCGTGCCGGTTGTCAGCTTGTTGGTGCATACCACCTCGGGTGTGTCGAGCGTGATGCGGCTCGACGCTTTCACCAGCACCACCGGCACGGTGGCCGTAATGGACTCAGACGCGGTGACGTCTGCGGTTTTGATGCCTGACACGGTGAGCGCGCCGTTTTCGGGCTCGTACTCAATAACCGCCCCGTCAGCAAAGGAAACATGAAGCGCATCAGGGGAGGCAGACGGCGCGGGATGGTCGTCAGAAAAAATGCCGGGCAGCACAAAGGCAGTATCGAGCTCTCCGCCGATGGCCAGCAATAACACCTGCTCACCTACCGAGGGAGCCCACCACACGCGAGAGCGACCGGCGCGACAGGTGAGCCAGTTAAGCCAGGTGGTTTGCATCCCGCCGGTCTGGACACGACAAAGCCCCTCGTCGAGGTTGATGTCGGTCACGATGCCGGTGCGGATGAGGTTTCGTATCGCGCGTGAGATGTCCTGAATATTTGAGAGTGTGTTCATACTGAAAGAATGCCGTGGTATTCTTTCGAAAGATATTATGTCTGTAAGTGACGTCTCCAACACAACAAATCATGCAGATGGATTTAAGGATAATTTAATGGTCAATTGGGAAAATGTACCTAATCACGATGCCTATAAAAACCTCTTGCTAGGAAACGGCTTTAGCATCGGCATTAGCCGTAATTTCAATTACTGGAATCTTTTAGAGGAGGCGAAATCCAGAGCCCAGGATGGAAGGAATGAGATTTACCCTGATACATTTAGACTTTTTGAGCGCTTACAGACCACTAACTTTGAAGAAATATTAAAAGTTTATCACCATGCCTACCTTGTTCATAACTATAATATACCAGCAATTGAAACAGCTTACAGGAAACTACAGGAAGGTTTGTTTTCAACCATCAGAGACATTCACGTACAGAAAAATGATACCCCAACCGGATTGGTTTTCGAAGAACTCCGTAAATTCAGAAAGGTATTTACAACCAACTACGACTTAATTCCTTATTGGAGTTTTTTTGATAACGACCTCGGAGCACTTAAGGATTTTTTTTGGGGTGCCGACCACAAAACCACGTTTGACAAAAACGACATTGAAGTTTTCGCAGGGAATTACACTCAACTTTTTTATTTGCACGGTGCTTTACACCTAGAGGTTACAGAAAGTGGTAAAGTCCAAAAGAGGAGTCTGCAGGGTACATTGAACGAGGAGATAAGAATGTTATCAACCTCATTCAGCGCAAGAAATGGGCTTTACCCACTTTTTATCACAGAAGGGAAAAGCGAACAAAAAATTAGAAAGATAGGCTCTAATGATTACCTGTCATTTTGCTACAATCAATTAAAAAAAATTGACGGCAAATTAATTATTTTTGGGCATTCACTCAGCGAAGAGTTTGATAACCACATTGTTGAGGCTTTGAAAAACAATAGCAACATATCTGAAATAGCAATAAGCATTTATCCAGACCAGCCCATACCAAATATAAATGAAATGGAAGCAAGATTGACCCGACAACTTGATGGGCGACTAATTCATTTTTTTAACTCAAAAACACACCCCTTAAGCATGTGAAACCTTAAGCATATTTCAATTTGAAATATGCTTAACAACCAAGAGCTCAATTTCTTTTATGTTAATGTCACTCAACCCTAACAATTGACGTTGAGGATATTTCACGTCCTCAGCGTAAGCTCTTGGCCGGTCTCTGAGGCCGTACTGATGGACACGCGCGATGCGCTGCACCTTGCCGGTAAATTCCACCACCGCACTGTTTTCACGGCCACTGGCTTTCATGTAGCGGCTCGTGCGGAGCTTCTGAAACATCGCTCTTTTGATTCGCCCGGTCTTTGCCCTGAGCGGCTGGCGCTTTCGCGTCTTGTAGGGTGAACCATCCGGGGCTTTTTGCTGTTTAATTCGTTGCTGTTGCGCCGCGCGCAATTGCTTCGCTATCTCCCCGGCCAGCTTCCGGCGCGCTGCCGGTGACAGGGCAGCAATAAGACCATTGAGCCTGTCTTCAAAAGGTTTAAATTCACTCATCCCATTTGCTCACCAGTTCGCCGTTGATATAGAGCTCTTTTGGCCGGGTGACGGGCTCCGGTAGCGGCGGCTCAGGGGCATAGCTAACGTGCAGCGCGCCGTTTTCCTCTTTGATGAGGGTACGTTCGGTGAGCTGCAGGCTGATGCTGATATCGACGCTGTCCCCGTCGTTTAAATCCATCAGGAAACGGTAGCCCTTTTTGCGGCCGTCATCAAGCGTGCAGATATCTGGCTGGTTTTCCCTGAGCCACGCGGCCACCGGCACGAAAATCAAATCGGGGTCGCCCACAAAATCACACACGATCACATTCAGGGTGTATATTTTCTCGTGGGACAGCGAGGCCGCGAGCCGCGCATCGATATTCCCCTCGTCGGCAAAAATGCGCAGCATCTCGGGATTGGTTTTAAGCTGCGGGACGGCGTCAGTTAACGCCTTGCGCAGGCTGATTGCTTTCTTCATCGAGTTTATCCTGACAGTCTTTGACGGTTTCAATCTGCAGCGCGCATGCCGCGAGCGCGTGCTCAAGCCTGCGAATATCGGCGCTCAGGTCGCCATTAGTGGCCGGGTCGCTGCCCGGCATCGGGCAATAGCTCACCTTCGGACACGCGCTGTAAACAATAACCGGCGGAGGCGCAACCGGCGCGGGTGTGCAGCCGACGCACAACATCAGGCAGCTCAGCGCTATACCAGCGGCGTAAGGTTTCATTCTCATTAATCAGCCTCGTAATGGTTTCTTCACGCCGCACGGCCATCGCACCGGCGGCCAGCAGTTCGCCGCGTAAACTGACCTGCGCGGTTTCATTTCGTCTGGCAATTCCCTGCGAAACGGAAAGCTGATTTTTCAGCATTCCGATCGCGGTTTTTTGTTCCGTGGCGACCCTGTTTGCCCGTTCAAACGAGCGCGTCAGGTTGCCGTTTTCATGACGCTGCCAGAGCACAACCGCAATAAGCGCGGCCAGTAAAAACAACATCACTTTCATTGAATCCCCCTGAGGCAGTAGGCACGCTCACGCGCGCGGCGGTTTTCCAGCCCTTTGTTAATTTCGCCGTTCACGTAAACCCAGCGGGTGAGCTGGTCGCACGCCTGCGGCCATTGCTGGCGTTTGATAAACGAGACCAGCGTCGACCGGCAGGCCGCGCCGGTTCCCACGTTGAATGAGAAACTGACCAGCGCGTCGTAAACCTGCGGCGGCATTTTCACCGGCGCGCACACGGCCAGACGTTTCTCGACGTTCAGCACATCCGCGATGAGGTTCGCCGCCGCCTGCCGTTCGGTGATTTCCCCTTTCGGGACGACGCCTGCAGTGTGGCCGATGCCCGACGTCCACACTCCCGCGCTGCACTGGTAAGGCGTCAGGCGACAACCTTCGAGGTCGGCAACCAGCGCCAGCCCCTCGGGCGAGGAGTTAAGCAGTCGAAAGTCAGGCATCAGCGCCGCCAGCGCCAGCACTGCGGCCACACTGCAACGTTTAACGATTGATTTCACGAATAGCCCCCTTATCGAGTCCGAGAGACGTCAGATAGAGATATGTTTTGCGCTTAAACCAGTAGTTCGTCAGCGCGGTAAAAATGGCGCATCCGCCGCCCACGTAAAGCGCCATCTTTTCGGGTGAAATTGCCCCGAGATACGCCAGCGCCACGGCCAGCCAGTAGGCGATAAACGTGGTGATTTTTTCCATACTCAGTCCCATAGATTCACCGTTTCGGTTCTGGCCGCGCTGTCGGTCTCGGGCAGCTCAATTGCCGTGCCGTGAGGCAGAATGACGCCGAGCTCAGACAGACCGGGATTAGCCTCCAGCACGGTTTCGACCACGCCCTCGGTGCGCCCGTAATACCGGGCGCAAATCGCGTCGAGGGTGTCGCCCTGCAGCGCATACGCTTTCATCAGATTTGCCCCACAATGCAGCGCGCTTTGTCCTGGATGCGCGCCACAGACCAGCGCATATCCCGCCACATCTCATCGATAGTGCTGTCGATGCTGTCGGCCTTTTTGTCACCTTTGGCGGTCGCATCCACGCCGCGAAAGCGCTCATAGAGCGTGGCGGTCGTCATGGCACACACGGCGTTGAAATAGTGGAAAACGCGCACGCTCTCGCCGTCGAGCTGGTCGGTCGGGACATCCGCCAGCGTGGCATGACCGGCTTCGAGCTGGCGCTCGCGCCATTCGCTCAGCTCCGCATTCGTCTCCGCGATGGCGGTCTTAATCGCCCGGCGCAGGCGCACGGGGGAAACGGTCTGCTCTAACCGCATTTCCTCCCGCACGCGCTTCGGATCCACGTCAGGAAAAAACAGGGTGTTTTTGATTACCGGCTCGCTCACGCCCGGTGGTGGTATCACCACGCCCGGCACATCCTGCGGCTCTTTGTTTTGCTCAATAATCAGCGTCGTCATGACAACCTCGGGTAATAGGTGGGCGGTGGACGCCGCTCGCAGTCAGGGTAATGAATACCCGCATTGAACGGCGTGCCGCCCGGCTCGGGGAGCGCTCGGTTAACCTGCGGCTTTTGCCGCGTTTGGTGGACGCCCGCGCCGTGCCGCCGGTTTAGCGACAGGTTTGCGCGTGCGCGGTTGAGTCGTTTTGGTTTTCGGGGCGGGTTCAGGTTTTGGCCTGAGCTGGCGCGCTAACTGCTCGATATCCTTTTTCACCCCGATAGTGCTTTCTAACTGGATCGCACGCTGCAGGTGCGCCAGCGCCTCGGGCAGTTGCTTCGCATCACGCAGCACGTAGCCGGTGATTTTGTGCAGCTTCGCACGCACGATATCGGGCATATCCGCGCGCTCCGTCAGGGCGATGGTGTCGAGGAGGTTCGCCAGTTCGACCGGCTGTTTTGCAGCGAGCAGGCGCTGCGCGGCGAGCGTGACCTCTTCGGCCAGCAGGCACGGCGTCGGACGGCGACCGACCGGCATGGTGAGGCCGTAGGTCATGGCGTAACGGGCAATCTCCAGCGCCCCGGCGATATCGTCAGCATCGAGACGCCACAGCATGACCGTCATGACGATGTCATCCTGCGCCCCTTTGCCACTTTCGAGGACGCCAGCCACCCACGGCAGATAGAACGGCAGCAGCTCGCGCTTTTTGTCTGCCTTGCGCTCATTGGATCGGATTTGTTTCAGCGTGCGGTTGTCTGCGGCCAGCTTAACGAGCATCTGCTCATAGGCAGTTGCATTACGCAGCGGGACTGCAGCCCGCTGCGCAGTTTCAGAGGCCGAGACCCGCATCATGTGACGCGCTGCGGGACTCGTCATGGCTTACTCCCCGCCTTCCGGTGCAGCAGGTGCGGTGAAGTCACCGAGCGTGATGTTTTCAATCAGGCACCCGGCGGCGTAAGCCTCGACCACGTAGTCGATATTCATTGACTCGTAGTTTTCGACGCGGTCTTTTTTCGGCTCTTCGATGATGGCGCGGCGGTGTGCGTCGTCCATGAAGTAAATCGACAGGTTATCGAGACGCGTCACCATCAGGGCATTAGCCGGGAAGTACGGCACGCGCACGGCTGGCAGGTTGCCGATTCGCTTCTGGCTGATGATGATGTCAGCGGCCAGCGACTCGGTGTTTGCCTGCTCTTTGTTAACGATAGGGAAATATTTATCCGCCATCAGCTTACGCCCGGTGATCACAACCAGCTCCGGGTCGTCCTGATAAATCTCGTCAATCAGATTGCCGGTGGCATCCATGACCAGCGCGTCGAGGTTCGCATAGTCGCCGTTTTTACCCACGCGGATCACTTCAGAAATCACCGCCCCTTCCTCGTCGGTGATTTTTGACATCACGCGCGCTGGCGCTTCATTGCGGTACTTCTGCAGCCAGCCGGTCGCCACGTCCTGCAGCATCGGATTCTTATTGCGGTCGGACGTCGCCGCACGCTCGATGCCGTTGAAACCGGCCATGATGAAATCGAGCGACTGACGCTTGATAATCGCGTCACGAATACGGGTCTGGAAGTCCTGAAAACGCGCCCACAGGTCGAGCTGTTTGTAACGAATATGGAAGTCGAAGTTAATCTGATCGCATTCGTATTTGTTGGACTCCAGCGCGGTGAAATCAGCGGTCTTACGCTCATCGTCACCGGTGGTGTCGGCAGTGCTGGCAATCGTACCGTTAACGCCCACCCCTACCTTTTCACCTTTCAGCTCGTCGACCGGCACGATGTTGATTTTGGTCAGAAACGCGGATGACATCTGCAGGGTCGTCATCAGGGTTTGCGTGACCGACGGCTCGACGGTGAATTTCTTCGCCACGTCATCGGTGGAAACGCCGTTCAGCTCCGCGACGCGGGACAGGTAGGCATTGAATTTGAAGCGGGTATCTTTACGCATGGTTATTCCTGTTCAGGTAATAGGTATCAGGCCGGGCAGCACGCCCGGCGGGTTATCAGCAGTTGGTCAGCAGCTCGTCGCCCGTGCCGCCTTTTGAAAGCTCGCGGCGCGGCTGGCGCTTGCTTTCGGTGTTATCGAGGGAGTTTTTGAGGTCATTAAACGCCTGCGCGCTTTCATCGGCCTTGCTGGTCACGTCCTGCTTAAGCTTCGCCAGTTCGGTTTCCAGCTCGGTGACGCGCTGGTCAGTGGCGTTGAGATTGGTTTGCACCTGCTCGGTAACGGTGGTTACCGCCTCATGCACATCGGCGAAACGGGCGTCATCGCTGACCTGCTTACGGCCAAAAATGGCTCTAACCTTATCGGTCAGGCTGTTGAGCATGGTGTCGGGAACGTCCTCAAATTCCAGCTCAGCCAGTGAGGCCACAGAAAAAACGTCATCCGGCTGGTCTTTTTTACCGGCGAGCGGGTTTTGCATGGCGCGGCTGCAGAATTCGAGGTATTCGGTGCCGAGGCTTGCCGGGTCATCGGTGACGGCAAGGCCAACCAGATAGCACTTGCCACTGTTGGCAAAGTTCGGGCGGATCTCCATTGAGGTGTAAACCTTTTGACCTGCCTTAACCATGCTGACGAGCTCGTCAAGGGGCTGGATTTTGCCAAACAGCGCTTTTTTGCCATCGAGCGCAGAGCCATCGCTGATAATCTCCGCCTTAAGCTCGGTCACATCGCCATAACGTTTAAACTGACTGTCAGGCATCAACCCCCGGATATGTTCGAGGTTAATGCGGCAGCCGTAGACGCGCGGATCGAACGTGTCGGCCATTTCCTGAATATCATCGCCACTGATGACGCGTCCATCGCAGGTGTCACCCTCGACGCCGATGCGAAACCATTTAGAAACTTTCTTTGCCATTGTTCAGGTGTCCTGATGTTGGGTTTTCGGGTCGGGGTTAGTTTCCCGACTCTGACCCGTATCAGCCACCGCTTACGATCCGATTAGATCCTACACAACAAGGGTTTAGCGATAATACCCGGCCATTTCCTTAGCCTTGCCTCGTGACATCAAAACGAGGTAAGCATGACCATTTCAACTGACCTTTCACTGCTCAATGACCCGCGACGACAGGCGCGGCTGTTGTACTGGCAGGGGTTCGCCGTGCCGCAAATCTGCGACATGCTGCAGCTCAAGCGCCCGACCGTGCAGAGCTGGAAACAGCGGGATGGATGGGAAGAAACCGCGCCGATTAACCGCGTGGAATCGACATTAGAGGCGCGGCTTATCCAGCTCTACGCTAAGCCAGACCTGACCGCGCATGACTTCAAAGTCGCGGATTTTTTGTCGCGCCAGATGGAGCGGCTCGCGCGCATTAACCGCTACGGCCAGACCGGAAACGAGGTGGATTTAAATCCCAATATTGCCAGCCGCAACAAAGGGGATCGCAAAAAGCCGAAACGAAACTATTTCAGCGAGGAAGCAATTGAGAAGCTGGAAGAGATTTTCTTCGACCAGTCGTTTGACTATCAGCTCAGGTGGCATAAAGCCGGGTTAGAGCATCGCATCCGTCATATTCTGAAATCCCGCCAGATTGGCGCGACGTTCTACTTTGCACGCGAGTCGCTCCTGCGCGCCCTTAAAACCGGGCAAAACCAGATATTTTTATCCGCCAGTAAAACGCAGGCTTACGTTTTCCGTAAGTACATTATCGCCTTTGCACGTCTGGTCGACGTCGACCTGTCAGGCGACCCGATTGTCATCGGTAACAACGGCGCAGAGCTGATTTTCCTCGGGACCAATTCCAACACCGCGCAGAGCCACAACGGCGACCTGTACGTCGATGAAATTTTCTGGATCCCCAATTTCCAGAAGCTGCGCAAAGTCGCGTCGGGCATGGCCTCGCAGTCGCACCTGCGCACCACCTATTTTTCGACCCCGTCCACGCTGGCACACGGTGCTTACCCGTTCTGGTCAGGCGAGCTGTTTAACCGTGGCCGCAGTAACCGCGACGAACGTGTCGACATCGATATCAGTCATCAGGCGCTTGCCGGTGGCATGTTATGCGGGGACGGACAGTGGCGGCAGATTGTCACCATTGAGGACGCGCTCGCCGGTGGCTGCACCCTGTTTAACCTCAACCAGCTTAAGCAGGAGAACAGCGCAGATGACTTCCGTAACCTGTTTATGTGCGAGTTCGTCGACGATAAAGCGTCGGTATTCCCGTTCGAGGAGCTGCAGCGCTGCATGGTCGACGCGATGGAAGAATGGGAGGACTTCGACCCCTTTGCCGACCGTCCGTTTAACTGGCGTCCGGTCTGGATTGGTTATGACCCGTCACACACCGGCGACAGCGCAGGCTGTGCAGTGCTGGCTCCTCCGCTGGTTGCCGGTGGCAAGTTCCGTATTCTTGAGCGTCACCAGTGGAAAGGCATGGACTTTGCCGCACAGGCCGAGGCCATCCGGGCGCTGACCGAAAAATACACTGTCGACTATATCGGCATCGATGCGACCGGCATCGGCCAGGGTGTTTACCAGCTCGTGCGCTCATTCTTCCCGGCGGCACGCGCCATCCGCTACACGCCGGAAATGAAAACCGCGATGGTGCTGAAAGCAAAAGACACCATTCGACGCAGGTGTCTGGAATATGACGCCGGTGCGACCGACATCACTCAGTCATTTATGGCTATCCGCAAAACCATGACCAGCAGTGGCCGCAGCGCCACATATGAAGCCAGCCGCAGTGAGGAAGCCAGCCACGCAGATATCGCGTGGGCGACCATGCACGCCCTGTTAAACGAGCCGCTTTCCGCAGGTAGCGGTATGCAATCAAGCTCAATTCTGGACATTAACTAAGATGAAAAAACGCCAAAATAAACAGCCAAAACAGACCAACATGACCGCCAGCGCACCGCAGAAAATGGAGGCATTCACCTTTGGCGAGCCGTCACCCGTTCTGGATCGCCGCGACATTCTCGACTATGTCGAGTGCATCAATAACGGCAAATGGTACGAGCCGCCGGTCAACTTCTCCGGGCTGGCGAAAAGCCTGCGCGCCGCCGTGCACCACAGCTCTCCGATTTACGTAAAGCGCAACATTCTGACGAGCACCTACATCCCGCACCCGTTGCTGTCACGTCAGGATTTCAGCCGCCTTGTGCTCGATTATCTGGTCTTTGCCAACGGCTATCTGGAAAAGCGCATGAGCGTCACCGGTCAGCTCTTTAAGCTGGAAACCTCCCCGGCTAAATACACCCGCCGGGGCGTCGAGGAGGGTGTTTACTGGTACGTGTCGGACTTCACGCACCCGCACCAGTTCGCGCCCGGCTCGGTGTGCCATTTGCTGGAGCCCGACATTAATCAGGAGCTCTACGGGATGCCGGAATACCTGAGCGCGCTCAATTCCGCCTGGCTGAATGAATCCGCCACGCTGTTTCGTCGCAAGTATTACCAGAACGGCGCGCACGCGGGTTACATCATGTACGTCACCGACGCGGCGCAAAGCAGCACCGACGTCGAGGCGCTGCGCTCCGCGATGCGCGACTCGAAAGGGCTCGGGAATTTCAAAAACCTGTTTTTCTATGCCCCGAACGGGAAACCGGACGGCATCAAGATTGTGCCGCTGAGTGAAGTCGCCACGAAGGATGATTTTTTCAACATCAAAAAGGTGAGCGCCGCCGACCTGCTCGATGCGCACCGTGTACCGTTCCAGCTTATGGGCGGCAAGCCCGAGAATATTGGCTCAATGGGTGATATCGAGAAGGTGGCGCGGGTGTTTGTACGTAACGAGCTGACGCCATTGCAGGAGCGTTTCAAAGAAATCAATGAATGGCTCGGTTTAGAGGTTATCCGCTTTAAGGATTACAACATCGAAACTGAGTAACCCCCCTCCAGAATGCCGCCTCCGGGCGGCATCCCCTCAGAGCGAGCCAGACGCCGCACACGCGGCGCAACCACGCCAGCACCTCATTAGCTGACCGCACTCAACAGCGCGCCACCACGACGCGCACAGACGCGTAAAATAAATCCTGTCACCACGTCTGGCGCGCAGTGCTATCCCCGCCTCGCCTCCGCGCTTAACGGGGTGCTTTTAATGCAGGTGCATCATCAGCCCCGAGCCGCGCCAGCGCTGGCGCTGGCTGGCAAACGCAGGAATAAAAAACGAATGCAAATTCATGCACCTGATGCATGCGCTGCTTAAAAACGGGAAAATCGCGGATAAATGGCATTAAAAAACCAGCATTTTCCGTGCCGGTTAGCGTGGTTATTTATGGTGTTTACTGGCCGCGCAATGCGCCAATGATACTGTTTAGGCAACAACTGACGACAACCAACAAAAAAACCGTCGTCCAAGGATTTTCATAAATGAGAGATAACATATTGATATAGATCCATATATTGTTACATTATAGTATGATTCAATAGGTCTTTAACAATCTGACCGAGTTTTAGCTTACCAATGTTCGCGTTGGTTATTTAACAAATTGCGTAGTGTAGGCCATGGCACAACAAGCGCAAAACAGATTTACAGACTTATATTTTAGTATGCAAACCTCCTAAAAAATTTATGAGTCATGAAAAAACCTACTCATTTATATGCTATAGCCGCATGAAATAGTTAGACTTTAAACTTATCAAATCATCTCTGTATTGCATGTGATTTTTAAGTTATTTACATTAACTAAACACACACTCACTTAGGAAAAAAAATGTCAAAAGAAAACACACCATCGGAACCAAATATAAATATCAAGGCAGATTTCACCGAAATATTAAACTCCTCACCTAAGGGAGCTAAATACATTTTCAATATCCTTTTCGGTAAAAGACACGCTGAGGCAGAGCGAAGAATAAGATTGTCTAATGCTCAGGATTATGCCGACATGAAAAAAATTATATCTGGGGAAGCCGTATATGAAAATGAAAGCAACCAGGTCACTGTCCCTAGTCATGATATCAAATCATTAATTGTCAGCACCTTGCAAGATGAAGAAGTCACAAACCTTTTAGGCTGCATAAAAAACACACCTCATTATATTAATGATGTTTCTGATGAAGGAAGTGAGCCATCACAAGATTTTATAAACAGATGGCGAAATGATGCCAAGCTAATAAATGACGAATCTATTCAGTATGTCTGGGGTCGAATTCTGGCGGAGGAAATAAACACCCCTAAAACTGTTAGTATAAGGACCCTTGATGTAATAAAGAATTTATCAAAAGAAGAAGCCGAGATTTTCTCAGAGTCTCTGGATTTTATATTTTACAATTCGTACCTGATTGAGAATGGCGATGATAACAATTCATTTATCCCTGCCGATAAAGTGCGTAAGTTGAATGATGCTGGCCTAATGACATCATTTACCCCTGGCATGTATCACCAAAGTACGTGGCCCACGCAACGGTTTGTCCTTAATGGGGATGCCATACCTAAAGTATTTTACCTCAGCAGCTCTGATAAATACTTCTTTATTGACGCAGATAAAGTGAAAGAAGAACCAAAAGTTAAGGTATGGGAGTTAACAAACGCTGGCAAGGAATTATATGAAATCCTCAAGAAAGGTCATATAACAAAAGAAGAGTCAGTAAAGCAAATTATTGATTGGATCTTAAAAGATACAAATGCGCCTGAGTTTTACTACGGGAATATTATTGAAACCACAGGCAATAAAAAGTCGGTCGAAGATTTAAAAACAGTAACCAGAAACAAATAGGCAACAATAAAACATTGAATTCATCTCCAGTAAATTGTTATACAGGCGGTAACCAGAGCTTTCCGCCTGCTTTCAAAAATTAAAAAAATCTTCTCTGGCACTATAGGTTCCTACAAGAGCAACACAACGCTGCATTAACTACTATTTTCCAGCATCTGACTTGCAATAGAGCAATTTTATATCAACTCCTTTTCAGCAAGCGGCTTTCAATGCGATTCTACGATATCGACGAGCTTCGCAACTATGCCAACACAATACTCATTAAGCATCTAAAAGATTTCTATTATTCCTGTCTTCTTGTCTACGGGGGAAATGACATCCAGTGATTCATCCCCTTTTGGATCGCCTAATCAAATGTGCACTAGTAATTACCCGTCTGAATTAAATAAACTAACATAAACTCCACTCCTTTTTGTGTGTATGACCCGGCCACTCATCATCAGCCGAATATCTGAATTTTTTATCGCCATAAATCACCGTTGCTCCACGCGCCAGCGCATCGAGCTCCCACCGTTCCGGGGTAATGCCCTCCTGAGCCAAATCGAAACGAATTTTCGCGACGCGATCCCTTTCGGGTTTTGTCATCCTGGCTGATGGCGCTTGCTCGCTCGTTTTGAGCGGCGCGTTGCTTCTTTGCTGGCGATTTTTGCGCGGTGTGCCAGCTTTCAACGCACCGTTAAGCACCTTCACGACGTCTGGCTCATTCCAGCCGATAACCCCGCGCTCAATCAGATTTAACACCGCTGCGGCTTGCTCAGACGGTGTGGGGTTCATAACTGGATCGCCACCACCGGTGAGCTTTCCACAGTTATTGACAGGACTCCGAGGCGCGGCGAAGCCGCTTTTTAAGGTCAAAGGCTCAACGGCCAAAACCTTTGGAACGATGCGCCATTCGGCTGTACGGGTTACACGGACACGGTCAGCCCCAAGGTGAGGGGCATAAATACCGACCACCCTCTCGATATCTTCCTCGTATTCGTTGACCTCATCCGTCACCTTACGGGCGACCCTGACGGCCTGAGCATCACGCTTAATGTTTGCTCCTCCCTGCGCGATGATATACAGGTCAAATTCACCTTCATCAGCAGCAGCCCGGACAGCCTCGACACGGTCGTCAAACTCACTGGCGATACTCACGCCACGCGGCAGCTTGCGCAGTTCGCGGTAAGCGCCCATCGTCGGGAGGCCAATTGGTTTAAACTGCGGGATGCGCCATGTGGACGCCCATGCGGTGACGGCGGCGGCTGTATCTTTCAGGGGCTTGCCGGTGTCGTGGTCGAGCTGGCCGTCGAGTGCGTAACCGTCGATATTTTTGGCAATGTATTTAGCGATATAACCCGCCGCGCCGCCCTGATTAAGATGACGTGACTCAAAGCGCTGTTTTGCCGCACCCTTTTCATGACCGTCCTCTTTGAGGGCATAACGACGCATAATTTCGTTAATGGCTTTACGCTGACCGGGTTTGCAAAACAGCATCATGTGCCAGTGCGGCGTGCCGTCGTGGTGCGGTTCGACAACGCGCATCCCGTAAACCTCTAAATCGTTATCTTTGAACGCGGTGCGCATCAGGCTCCAGATTCGGCACAGATAGCGCTGCCCGTCTTTGGGGGTGAATGCGGTTTCGTTCCAGCCATGATTAAGCTGTACCGTTTTGTTTTTGCCCTTGCCGACCTGACGTGTCGGGTGATACTTCGATGGTGTGGTCAGCGTGATAAACATCCCAACATCACCAACGCTGGCCGCATAGCGCTCAATCCCGGCGATAGTGTTCATCAGCTCCATACGGCGGATTTCAGGGTTAGAAATACTCCCCATGACCTTACTGATGAGGTCGATACGCTCGCCGGTGACTTTGTTTTCGAGCTCGCAGGATTTCAGGTATTCGAGATTAGCCAGGCGTCGCGCATGTACATCGCGGATCGCCATTTTGCTGGCGTAGGGGGAGCGGTCTTTGTTGACCTCACCGGCAGCAATGAGCAGCGCCTCGCGCCAGCGCATACGCTGCGCCTTGAGCTGGTTAACCCACCACTCATCCTTAATCAGACGTGAAATAGCGGAAAATGCCATGCGGATCGTCATCTGACCCTTACGGTATTTTTTCCAGTACATCGGGGTAAAGTTAAAAGCGCGCGCGACTCCGGCAACCTTTCCGTATAAATGCGCCTGCGCCTCATCAGTGAAGAGGGTCTCTCTGCCGCCGTGAGCGTGCGCCCATGCATCGCTTAATTCTTCGTATCTGCTCCAGAGCTGCGAGGCTATTCTGGCAGCAAATTTCCTGAGCTCTTTGTCGTTCATATCCGGCAGGCGTGCATATTCATCACGCGCAGATAAAAAACCTATCGAGGCGGATTCATTCATCCCGCACAGTTCATTAACCCGCTCAAGACGCGGCAACAGCTTGCGCTCAAACGTGTTTTTGAGGAAATACAGTCCACCCAAAGGGCTCTTTGTGCGGCGGATGAAGTTATAACGCGAGGTAAACAGCGTTTGCAGGAAAAACGGCAGACGGTCAATCCGGTTTAAAACACCTTGCACCTGACGGAGTTCGGCACGTGTAAGGGGTCTGTCGCGGCCAATGGCCTCGCGGGATTTGTTCCACGGATAAGCACCGACGAAATTCTCACCGGTGCTTTTTGGTATTGGTGGGGGTGGCGAGGGGGCAACGCGCCCCCGGGTCTCAACGGCCATTAGCAGTGAATGCTTCGAGACATTTTTGACCTAACTTCTCGACCTGCTTCTCTAATTCAGAAAACTGACGAGCTTCGCCGGTTAAAATGTTGTGCAGCACTAAAGCGGAAACGAGCTTGCCAATTGTTGGATAAAAACCAACAGTATCGAGCCACTCTTTACCGGCATTCTTTCCAGACTTAGCGATTTTCTTTTCCTGCAAAATAAACTGGAACTGGTCGCTGGTAATTACGAACTTATTATCGATAACAATATTAATACTCATGCAGCCTCTTATTAACTTATCGCTGATTTAATATAGAGCTGTGAAGCTTTTCGGACTCCTGCCCCAACAGTTCAATGATTTCCGTGCGGTTCATTTCTGACTTGCAAATGTGAGCTATCAGAGAATCGAGCGCAGACGCTAAACGCGTCGCGGTGACTATCTGAGCCTCAAAGGTGGCCTGCGCTAACAACTCTTTCATGTTGCTGCGAGGAACTGATATTTCTTTTTCCATTTACCCGGCTCCAGACAAAAAGATGTCCCACGCATTCAAGCGCGTAAAAAATTTCCTTTATTTAATTAATGCAAATATTGCTCGGGCTTAACCGAGGTCAAAATAGTTGGGGCATATTCAAAGAGGCTGAATAACTCACGTAGCGCACGAAATAATTTCTCACGCCAATAACATGACTCCTCATTAACTCGCCAGTAAGGCTGATTAAATTCCTTTTCAGTTAATCCTGCGTGAAGGAATAAAGTGCGGCGCTGGCTTACTGTCAGATAACTTATATACGCCGATTCACTGGCACCGACCTGACGCCGTTTAGAAAACGCACCGCGCAGCTCGTCAATCGCGCAGGCCAGACGCTCACGGTCTACATCGTTCATTTCTTCAAAGCGCATGGTCGCATGACGCTGTTTAAGCTGAGCGTGAAAACAGACCGTCAGGCGGTCGCGCTCCATCATCTGATTGTAAAAATCGCAGGAGTCCTGCCAGCGAGGTTCTGCAAGATGTTTGCCGATGACAACGCGCAGTGCAGCAGGTTGTTTTTGTACCAAATCAAGAGTCATCACAGCCATTTTGACACCTCTCTGATTTTCATAATGCGCTTAACAACAGCGGCCAAAATGCCAGGCTTACGGGTACGGATAATGATGCCTTTACGTCCCCGGCCGTGGGTGATGGTGAAGTTAATCGGGGTCGGGCTCTCGTTACGGAGTAACTGAGCAATACAACGAGGTTCAGTCATGACATTACTCCTAAACCGGTTCGCCTAAACCTAACCACATCAACCAGCCATCGCGAATCTCTTTCGGGCGGCTTTCATACGCTAATTGCATTCCTTTGTTCCAAGCTGGAAGGTAAACCCAATACTCACCAGCCCGCTTAGCTGACGATTTTGGGTCGGTCATTTCGATTACAGGAAGCTTCCCTTTCTCAATCATTCCACGTACGGCATCGGGGGATTTACCAATAAGCCTTGCAAACTCTTTGTATGGCACTGCATCGCTACTGCTGACAATTTGTTTACTCATCTGTTAACCTCTCATCTAGATCTAACCAATGGGTTTCAATGTTCTCTAATGTTTAGCAATGAACTTAGAGAATCATGAAACAAAATAGAGAATACCGTAGATTATTAGAGGATCTCGATAACATGTCAACTGCTATCAATGAGAAGCTCGCACTTATGCGAGAGTCTGAAAGGTTAAACAGAAAGCAATTCGCTGAAATTACAGGAGTTCCATACAGTTCACTAACTTACTATGAGAGTGGCAGAACGATCCCTCCTACCGACGTAACAATGAAAATCCTGCAAAACCCCCGTTTTAGTAAATACACATTATGGTTTATGACTGAAACCATATCCCCCGAGTCCGGGCAAATAGCGCCGGCTCTCGCACACTTTGGGCAATCCGAAACAACCTCGCAGCACTCAGACCAAAAGATTGGCTAACTCTTTACCGACATTACATGCACCTAAAATGCATGTTACTGGTCGAGAAATATTCGAAACATACTGGTACGACATGTAACAAAATCAAACAAAACGTAAGTCGGAGGGTTTCATGAGTATTAAGAAACTCGATGATGGTCGTTATGAAGTGGACATCAGACCTGCTGGGCGCAACGGAAAGCGCATCCGCAGGAAGTTCGACAAGAAAAGCGAAGCTATCGCTTTTGAGAAACATACCCAATACAACCACCACAACAAGGATTGGTTAGCGAAACCGACAGATAAGCGGCATCTGTCAGAGCTAACGAAAATCTGGTGGGAGTTGAAGGGTAAGCACGAGGTTCATGGTAAGTCTAATCTGGGGAAAATAGAGATTTTCACAAAGATAACCGGTGACCCTTGTGCATTTCAGATTACTAAATCTGTGATAAGCCAATACACCGCTATACGCAGGTCACAAGGCGTTAAACCATCGAGTATTAATCGTGACCTAACCTGCCTTAGCGGAATGTTCACCGCCCTTATTGATGCAGAATTGTTTTTCGGTGAACACCCGTTCCGGGGTATGAAAAGGCTAAAAGAAGATAAACCTGAAACGGGATATCTTACTCAGGACGAGATCGCCCTTCTTCTTTCAAAACTAGAAGGTGACAATAAAAAAATCGCAATCCTCTGTCTTAGCACCGGGGCAAGGTGGAGCGAAGCGGCAAGACTCAAAGCTGAAAATGTGATCCATAATCGCTGCACTTTTGTCAAAACAAAAACAAACAAGCCCCGCACCGTCCCAATATCAGATGAGGTTGCAGGGTTGATTACTGGAAACAAGCGAGGATTTTTATTCCCAGATGCCAATTATCCGGCATTTAGGCGACTAATGAAGGAGTTAAAACCAGATTTACCTGCCGGTCAGGCAACCCACGCATTACGACATAGTTTCGCAACGCATTTCATGATTAATGGTGGGAGCATTATCACATTGCAAAGGATACTCGGGCATTCCCGCATAGAACAAACAATGGTCTATGCACACTTTGCACCTGAATATCTACAGGATGCGATTTCGCTAAACCCATTGAGAGGTGGTGACCTGCCCCCACGATTAGATACAACACTCAGTTAGTAACGTCGGAATCTTCATTCTCAGAATGACCCTTTCTCCAGCCCGCTGCAAATTCAGACGGTGTCTGATAATTCAGCG